TACTAGTACTTTATTAGAAAAAGCTCTTCAAATAGCAACAGACGCGCATATTTATCAAGTTGACAAAGCTGGAGCACCTTATATTTTCCATCCTATCCGTGTTTCAAACAGATGCTCTACTGATGAAGAAAGAATTGTTGCTTTGTTGCACGATACGATAGAAGATACTGAAGTTACTGCTGAATATTTACTAATGGAAGGATTTCCTCGTAATATCGTTGATGCCATTCTTTCTGTCACCCGCAACAAAGATGAAAGCTATGAAGATTTTATCAAGCGTTCCCGCTTTAATCCGATTGGAAGACAAGTAAAGTTACACGATTTAGAAGATAATATGGACATTACCCGACTGGAGCAAATTACAGAGAGCGATTTATCAAGGCTGAATAAATATCTAAAGGCTTATAAGTATCTCAAAGAATAACTACTGATGTACAATTACATTCAGTTTCACGGCACGGAGTACAAGATTACTTTCGTGCCGTGCGTTTTATTATAATAGTTTAACACTTAAAGTGAAGTAAAAAGAATCACTTTTCGTATATTTGCATAAAGCATGTGAAGTTACATGCAACCGAACTTGTCGTGAATACATTCATGGCTCTTAATGTATGATTAAGAAGGTTGACGGTCTGCTTGCATGTAATGTTTTGCAGGCCGTTTTTATTAATTAAAACATTATACAATGGATAGAAAACAACAGGTTTTGTTGAAATTGAAACCGAAAGTGAAGGCGTTCGGGTTCAATAAAAAGGAACTAATGAGTGTCGCTGCCAAGATTGCCGACAATCTAACTTCCACAGATGATGCCTCCGACGAGGATGTAAACGCAGAAATAGATACAGCTATTGATGCGGTTCTCCCCTACTTGCAAGTCAGCCAGTCTTTTGCAAACCGAGTAATCGAAGAAAACCGCAAAAAGAATGACGATGACGGAACCGATGGCGACGATGATCCATCATCGAATACTTCAAACAATCGTCAGACGGGTTCAAATAAAAATGATCCTCAACAAAATAAAAAGAATGATGATGCTCCAGCATGGGCAAAGGGATTGCTTGACAAGGTTGATACACTTACCAATGAAATTTCGGTATTGAAAGGTGAAAAAGTCACTACATCAAGAAAATCCAAGCTCAACGAGTTGCTCAAAGATTCGGGTTCTTTCGGCAGTCGCATCCTGAAAAGTTTCGACCGCATGAAATTTAAAACCGAAGAGGAGTTTGACGAGTTTTATTCGGAAGTTGAGGAAGACCTGAAGAATTACAACCAAGAACGTGCAGATGCTGGTTTGTCTACATTGGCTAATCCGCCTGCCGCAGGTGGTAAAAGTTCGGGAAAACAAGATGAAGTGATTAGTGACGCTGAAATCAAAGCGTTGGCTGACACATTCTAAACATTAACAAAAAACTAAGTATTAAAAATGGGTGCAACAGCAAATTTAGCAAGTGAATTGCAGGTGATTACTTCCGGTCTTGATTCGGTTGTAATCAGACGATACGGTGCTGGTATCATTGGTGGTCGCACACTTGATGTCAGTGGTTATCCATATGATGTAATTAAGGCTGGTCATGTTATTATCGCATCAGATGATGATGAAACACTATTCAAACCTATGCCGTTAAAAGAATCGGATTATGATAAATATGACACATTGCCAGGTAGTCATCATTATGTAGGTGTATTGGTAAGAAGCGTTACAAAGGATGCTCCTTTAGCAGCAATCATGTACGATGGTGAAGTGAATGATAAAGCAATTCCGTATTCAGTGGATAGTATCAAAGCCGAAATGAAGACGGTCTTGCCCGGATTAGTATTCATGCACGATTAAAAAAGGGAATAAAAAATGGTACAATCACAATTTGTGGAATACATCAGAAAGATTTTTCCGAGACTTCAGAACGTAGTAGATACGGTAAATGGCAAACGTAATGGAGAACAGAAACGTACATATCTGCACAAGACAATGTTGAGAAAAGTTTACTCGGCTGACCAAAAATGGTCTAATGCAGCAGTAAACACTACTTACGTTGCCGCAGATATGGTGTCTATGAACTCACCTCTTCCGATAAAGAGCCGCGATGCCATTGCTCACGCCAATGGTTCTCTGCCGAAAATCGGTATGAAAAAAATCATGTTTGAATCGGATATCAATGCCGTTAACATAATGAAAGCGCAAGGTGCGGAATGGACTAATATCGCTAACAAACTTACATCTGATCCGATAGCTTGTTCTGTCGGTATTGATGAACAGAATGAAGCGAACTTTTTGACCGGATTGTCCAATGGTATTGTGGCTGTAGAAGATGAAAACAATACTGGTACGGCTTTGCGTATCAACTTCGGTTATTTGCCTGAAAACTGTTTTGGTGTTGAGACACAGAATGAACTTACGCTTGATGACATTAAGCGTGTATTAGCTAATGCTGACAATAACGGTGACACAATCATTACTATTGCCATTGCGTTGTCAACTTATAACAAGTTGCGTCAAACACAAGGAGCAAAAGAACTGGTGGCTAATTATCGCGGTCAGACCTTTGATAGTAGCACTAAGCTTCCCGTTCCTACAGCTTCATTGTTTGACGAAGCATTTGCGGATGATAACAACGGTGTCAGATTCCTGAAGATTGACCGTTCAATCATCTCAGAGAAGAACGGCAAAAGGAAACCGTACAAGCCATGGAACCCGAACAAGTTGATTTTCCTTACCACAGAAGAAGTCGGTGCTTTGGTGTGGGGAACGCTTGCGGAAAAGACAAATCCGGTAGAGGGTGTTGTTTATTCAACCGTTGATAAGTACAAACTCATCAGCCGTTACAGAACAACGGAGCCGTTTACCGAAACTACGAGTGGGCAGGCTCTTGTGCTCTCTGTTATTGAGAACGTGGATCAAATCTACTCTCTTGATATTTCGGAAGCTCAAGCGGTGGATTCTTCAGCCGAATCTTCTGACAGTACGGATGTGAAAATCACTATTTGGGGAAATACTTACAAGAAGCCGGAGTTTGTCAAGGAATTCAATAAAATAACAGGCAAAAATCTAGCTTCAACTATTGCAGATGACAAGCTGATTGCCGCCGTGAACAGGCTGAATGACTTTGACGAAGCGAAATTGAAATCCGCAGTTGAATCTCATAAATCAGAATAAGCCATGAAGACAATACAGCAAGCTCTCATAGACGAAATACACTATCCGATTTCTATTGGGTTTGTAGAGAATGTGATGATTAAACGTAATCTCAATGGCGATGATGAGTTTGATTGCGACATAGCTCATTCCAACGAATATCAAGGGGCTTTAGCTGATTGTCTTTGGTCTTTGGTTCAGGCTATCAAGTTCTCTGAAGCGGACAAGTCCTTCGGGGCTTTGTCCGATAAAGACAAGGAACGTATTTTGTTACGTGTTAACTCTATCTACAAGACTATTGGTGAACCTTTAGTAGAACTGGAGGCAAAACCAACGGTATATGTAGGTGATTGTTTGTTGTAGAATGGCAGTATTGAATAGAAAACCCCACCGTTTGTCATATCTTGTATCCGGTTCTGGATATGATGACGAAAATGGCGATTATCATCCCGGTTCCTCTGAATGGAAAGGCGCGATACCTTGTGATGCCGTACCTGCTGGAAAAGCGGAACAAAGAGAGTTTGAGGATAGTGTTGTAAGAAGCTATTCATACACTGTTTATCTTCCAAGTGATTGTCATACGTTTACTATTGGAGACAGGGTTAAGATTAATCTTATCGGAGAAATTGAAAGAGAATTTGAAGTGAAAGGTTTTCATCGTTACCAGCTTCAGTGTAAAATTTGGGTTTAGGATATGGGTATAAGAATGGCTACCAAACTTGATGAAATTCATAATACACTTATGAAGGAGTCACAACGGGTTGAAAGATTAACAATACGCGCTTTGTCGTATCTCGGTGAACAATGTGTGACTAGAGTACGCGACAGGGAAGGTGATAAAAGTTGGTATGACCGGTCCGGTAATCTTCGTAGTTCGGTAGGTTATGTAATATCCCATAATGGTAATATTGTCCAATACTCAGACTTTAACCAAATAAAGCAAGGTTCAGAAGGCGTAAAAGTTGGAAAAGATCTAGCTGAGGAAATCGTAAAAAGATATTCTAATGACTATGTGCTTGTTATAGTTGCCGGAATGAACTATGCTGAATATGTGGAAGCGATGGATAACAAGGATGTGCTTGCGTCAACGGAGCTATGGGCAATAGACCAAGTTCCCAAGATGCTTGAAAAATTAAAGAGACAGATTGCCAAATGATGAAATCAGATATTGATATTGCAAAGTTCGTTTATCACAAGATTAAAGGTAGTAGCCTTGAAAGTGATATTACTGGAAAATTGAGTGACAGGGGAAGACCTAACAAGTCAGACAGAGAGGATATTGTTATATCTGTTCTTGCTAATGAAGGATGCGGTCAGATTCAGCGGGCTTATGTGAATGTCAATGTTTATGTTAGGGACCAATGGAATGCTAGAACAAAGGCATGGGAAAAGAATACCCAACGTGTCGGTGAATTATGCGAATTATGCAAGTTCCTTTTTTTTATACGGAAAGATGAGTATCATACTGTGCCTTCGAAATGCAGTCAGAAAACCAATCCAACAGGTGTTTCTTTTGAGGATGGACACACGGAACATTTCATCAACAACAAACTGTATATTGAAATAAATAACGAATAAGTATTAA